GGTTCCTCTGGTACTTCCCAGAAGTAGGGAGCGATACAAAACATGGGCAGAAAGACTGGACGACCTCCGAAACCCACCGCGCTGAAGCGCCTGACGGGGACGTTGAAGCGATCCCGCGTCAAGAAGCGCGAGCCCACGCCAGTGACGGGCGCCCCCGACTGTCCCGAGAGTCTCCGGGGCGACGACGTAGCGCGTGCGCACTGGCACTTGATCGTTCCACAGCTGGCGAAGCTGAAGCTCCTCGCGCGGATCGACAGCTCAGCACTGGAGGGCTATTGCCGCGCGTACTCCATGGCGGTCGCTGCGGATCGCGAGGTCGATGACGGTGGCATCCTCGTGCAGACGCTCTCTGGGCTCAAGGCGAACCCCGCCATTGCCGTATCGTTCCGCGCGTGGGCCGAGGTTCGGCACTTCGCGACGGAGTTTGGCTTGACGCCGGCGTCCCGTTCGCGCATCTCCGTGGGCGATGGCCTCCCGAAGGACGACGAAGACAACGCAGAGGAGTTCCTCTTTGGCGCCCAAAGCAAAGTCGTTGGCTCGATCAGCCCCGCGTAAGAAGGCCGCTACGGCGTGTACGGGACGGACAAGCGTCGTCCCGACGCCGCCCGAGCGTGTCCATGAGCGCGCACAAGGGCGGTATGAGCGCGCTGCGCGGGCCCGTCATGCGCGCGACTTGGCGCTGTCGCTCGCGCCGGGCGGTCATCCCAAGGGCTTCTACTTCGATGAAGCTGCTGCGCTGCGCGCCGTCGCGTTCATCCAGAAGTTCTGTTGCCACTACAAGGGCGAGTGGGCGGGCCAGCCCTTCATCCTCTCGGAGTGGGAACTGTTCGTGGTCATGTGCTTCTTTGGCTGGAAGCGCAAGGATGGCCTCCGCCGTTTCCGCGTCGCGTGGATCGAAGTGGCGCGCAAGAACGGGAAGTCCGAGCTGATCAGCGCCATCGGTCTCTACCTCATGGTGGCGGACGGTGAGTCGGGCGCGGAGATTTACTCCACGGCGACGAAGGAAGACCAGGCCAAGATCGTCTGGACGACCGCCAAGGAGATGGTGAAACGCTCCGACGCCCTGAAGCAGTTCATCACGATCCGCCAGAAGCAACTCTCTTGCCTGCGGCTGACGTCCTTCTTCCGGCCCCTCGGCGCGGACTCGACCACGCTGGACGGGCTCAATCCGCACGGCCATCTCTGCGACGAGATTCACGCGCACCGTGACCGCGGCGTCTTCGACGTCATGATCACCGCGCTCGCCTCGCGACGACAGCCGGCGACGTTCATCATCACGACTGCTGGCGTGTACGACCCCGAGTCCATCGGCTGGGAGCTGCATGACTACGCGCTCCAGATTCTCGATGGCGCACTGGAGGACGATGAGTTCTTTGCCATCGTCTTCGCAGCGGATGTCCCAGAGAAAGTCGGTGACGAGGATGCCCCGTTCTGGCAGCTGGAAGCCGAGTGGGAGAAGGCCAACCCGAACATCGGGATCAGCGTCAAGCTCGACTATCTCCGTCAGCAGTGCGAGACGGCCGAGCGTCGCACGTCGTTTTTGAACACATTCAAGCGCCTCCACCTGAACGTCTGGACACAGCAACTCACGAAGTGGCTGGCCATCGAGAAGTGGAACGCCTGCGCCGTGAACCCGCGCGGCCTGGAACAGTTCCGTGGGCGCATCGCCTACCTGGGCTTGGACCTCTCCACGAAGCTCGACATCACGGCGCTTGCTATCGACATGCCGGGTGACGACGACTCGCACGACCTGGCCTGGATGTTCTTCGTGCCCGAAGGGCGCGTCCGTGAGCGCGCCGCCGAGAAGCGGAAGCCCGACTATGCGCAGTGGGTCGATGACGGTTGGCTGATCGCCACGCCCGGCGACGTCATCGATTATGACTTCATCCGCGTCAAGATCGCCGAGCTGCGCGGTCTCTTGAAGGTGCGACAGCTTGGGTACGACCCCTGGAACGCCACGCAGCTCGCCACGCAGCTCCAGCAAGAGGGCTGGTCCGTGGACCCTGAGGCGCAGAAGGAGCAGCTCGTGGAGATGCGGCAGGGCATGCGCACGCTCTCCGAGCCATGCAAGGTCTTCGAGACCGCCACCATCTCGGGGAAGTTTCGACACGATGGGAACCCCGTCATGCGTTGGATGGTGGACAACACCGTGATCCGCTCGGATGCCAATGGCAACATCGCCCCCGACAAGCGGTCGGCGTCGGGCAAGATCGACGGCGTGGTGGCATCCGTGATGGCGCTCGGTCGGTCGATCATCACACCTCCTCCCCTTCAGAGCGTCTATGAGCGGCGCACCTTGAGGATCTTCTAATGCGATTCTGGCAGCGAGTTCTGACAGCGGGGAAGTTCGTCGCGAATGGCAACGGGTCCATCGGCTCGTCCCGCGACCTCTATCAGTTCTTGATGGGACGCGACACGCTGTCCGAGAGCGGCGTGGACGTCACGACGGAGAGCGCCATGCGCCTCTCGTCCGTGTACTCGTGCGTCAACGTCGTCTCACAAGACATGGCGAAGCTCCCCCTCAAGGTGTACAAGCGCATCCCCAAGGGAAAGGAAGAGGCCACGGAGCACTGGCTCACGAAGCTCTTGCGCAAGCCCAATCCGTGGCAGACGGGCTTCGAGTTCCGCGAGATGCTGCAGGCGCACGTCGAGCTGAGTGGGAACTTCTTTGCGCTGAAGACTGTACTGCGCGGGCAGGTGATTGAGCTGCTGCCCATCCCGCCCTGGCGCATGCAAGTCGAGCAGCAGCGCGACTGGTCGCTGAAGTACACGCTCCAGTTGCCGGATGGCACGTCGCAGATCGTGCCGCCTTCCCTCGTCTTCCATCATCGGGGCCTCTCGTTGGATGGCATCCTCGGCGTCTCACCCATCGCCTATCAGCGTGAGACTGTGGGCCTGGGCATCTCGCTGACGCGCTACGGATCGAAGCTCTTCAAGAACGGCGCCATGGTCGGCGGTGTCCTGGAGCATCCGAAGGAGTTGACGGACCAGGCAGCGGCCCGCTTGAAGGCGTCCTTTGAGGAGGTGTATGCGTCGCTCGGGAACGCGCACAAGACGATCCTCTTGGAAGAGGGCATGAAGTTCAACAGGGTCGGCCTCGCCGCTGACGACGCACAGTTCCTGGAGTCGCGCAAGTTCTCGCGCACGGAAATCGCAGGGTTCTATCGCGTGCCTCCGCATATGATTGGCGACTTGGAGCGGTCGACGTTCAGCAACATCGAGCAGCAGTCCCGCGACTACACGCAGAACGGTCTGATGCCTCGGGCCGTTCGACTGGAACAAAAACTCTGTGACTCCTTACTGTCCCCGCGCGATCAGGACGTATATTTCGTGGAGCACCTGATGGACGGCCTGCTGCGCGGCGACTTCGAGGGGCGCATGACGGGGTATCAGACTGCCGTGCTGACCGGCTGGATGACGCGCAATCAAGTCCGCGAACTGGAGAATCAGAACCCTGGGCCCGCCGAGCTGGATGAATACCTGGTGCCACTGAACTTGACGGAAGCTGACCAACTCGCGCTCCGCGCGCCAAAGCCAGCCAAACCTGCTGACTCATCGAAGGCGGGTGCCCCGGAGGATCACAATGCGTAACGCGCACAACCCCTTCCGTCGTCGGCCGCCACAGCTTCGCGTCGTGCCGCGCGCCTCAGCGATGGGGGGCGCCGCCGAGGCCGACCTCATGCTGTACGAGGAGATCGGCTTTTTTGGCGTGACGGCCAAGGACTTCACGACGGAGCTGAACGCCATCACGGCTCCCGTGATTCATTTGCACATCAACTCGCCAGGCGGCGACGTGTTCGACGGCATCGCCATGGCGAACGCCATTGCCAAGCACCCGTCGCGCATCGTGGCGCACATCGACGGTCTGGCGGCCAGCGCAGCCAGCATCGTCGCGGTGGCGGGCCATGAGGTACGCATGGAGGCGAATGCCCTCCTGATGATCCACAAGGCGTGGACCGTGGGCATCGGCGATGCCAACACGTTCTTGAAGACGGCCGAGGTGCTCACGAAGATTGACGAGTCCCTGGTCAGCTCGTATGTCCAGGCCAGTGGCCAGTCGCCCGAACAGATCCGCACGTGGATGACCGAAGAGACCTGGTTCAGCGCTGAGGAAGCGGTGGACGCCGGGTTTGTCGACAGCATCGACAACGCGGATCCCGAGGAACAGAAGCAAGTGGAAGACGCGCTGGCGGAGTTCGACCTGAGCGTCTTCTCGCATACCCCCGACCGTCTCATCGCTGCGCGACGCAGTGAGCCGACGAAGCGGGACGCGGAGCGGGCCCTGCGTGACGCCGGGTTCTCGCGCCGGGAAGCCAAGGCAGTCGCTGCTTTGGTCAAGCAGGAAGCGCCGCGCGACGTGGTGCCAGATGGAGCAGCGG